AGTATTATTTTGGTCAGTGTCTCAAGCATCGTATGATGCACAGGGTAGACAGGAGGTTGACTTTAGTATGCTAGAAAATAGTAGGACAGGAAAAGCTGCCGAGGCTGACATTATCATAGGTATAGGAAAAAACTTTGGTGAAGAAGAAGATTATGTTAGACATCTTTGTATATCTAAAAATAAACTCAATGGGTGGCATGGGACAGTGACATGTTCTATTGATATATACAGGGCGAGATACGAGTTATGATACTAAAAGCTGACGGATTTGATGATGCGATATTGGGCTTAGGCCGAAGGTGTAGTCAGCCAGATCTGTTAGTTTATGATGTTGACAAATGTGTGGTTATACTTATGGAAGATGGCATGACACAAGAAGAAGCTATGGAGTACTTTGAGTTTAATGTTGTTGGAGCATGGATGGGTGAAGGAACACCTATCTTTTTGTACAGAGGAGAGGATGTGGAGTGATAACCGTTCTTGATATAGAAACAACATTTAAAAAAGACAACGAAGGTAAACTAGATGTTGATCCTTATACAGGAAACATGCTAGTATCTGTTGGGTATGACATTGTAGACACCGAATCAGGTTACATTTGTTTTACCCACACAGAAAAAGAACCTACAGAGAATGGCTTTGCGATACTGCAGAAAGTTTTAGATGATACTGACATATTAGTAGGACACAACATTAAGTTTGATCTCAAGTGGTTACTTGCTTGCAACTTTACTTATACAGGCAAAGTATATGACACTATGATAGCTGAGTATGTTATACATGGTGGTGACAAAGTTGCCTTATCTCTTGCCGAATCGGTAAAAAGATATGGTCTTGATGAGAAACGTACAGATTTAACAGAGCAGTACATGAAAGACGGTGTGTCCTTTGACAGCATTCCTTGGGATATTGTAGAGGAGTATGGAAGAGCAGACGTAGAGGTGACAAAGCAGTTGTATCTTGCACAACAAAAAGATGTTTCCAATGGACTTGCGCCTACCGTCAATCTAATGAATGAGATGTGTCAAGTTCTTACCGAAATGGAAAATACTGGTATGAAAGTTAGTGTAGATGCTTTGACAAATATTAGAGAACAATATCGTAATGAATACAATGAGTTACATGAGTTTCTTGATGAAGAAGTTAAACGTACAATGGGTGACACTCCTATAAATTTAGATAGCCCAGAGGATAGATCTAAAGTTCTGTACAGCAGAGAGGTAACAGATAAAAAATTATGGGCGAGTACATTTAATTTAGGTTATGAACAGTATGGTAGTACAAAAAGAAAGAAGCGAGTAAGAAAATACAAACAAGATGATTTTGTTAGAAAGGTAAGAACATATACTACTGTTGTACCTCACACAGAATCACATCAGTGTCCTTCCTGTAAAGGCAGAGGATACTTTCATCCACTAAAGAAAGACGGCACAGTCGGCAAAGCTAAAAGAATTTGTAAAACGTGTGGGGGGGAAGGGGTTGTGTTTAAATCTACAGGAACAGTCGCTGGATTTAAGTTAGTGCCAAGAGATGCCTATGATATAAGCACACATGGATTTAAAACAGATAGACCTACACTAGAAGTATTAGCTATGTCTGCTAATGATGAACAGAAAAAATTTATTAGTTCTTATATAAAGTACAATGCTATAGGTACATACTTAAGAACATTTGTTGACGGTATAGAAAAGGGATTGGATAACAAAGGTTTTATTCATCCACACTACATGCAGTGCGTTACTGCTACAGGAAGACTATCTTCTCGTAATCCTAACTTTCAAAACATGCCAAGAGGTACAACTTTTCCTGTACGGGAATGTGTTGTATCACGATGGGATGGAGGAAAGATACTTGAGGGTGACTACAGCCAATTAGAATTTAGGGTTGCAGGTTTTCTTGCTAATGACGACCAAGTGTATGCTGATGTACAGAAAGGTTTTGATGTACATAGTTTTTCTGCGGAGGCATTAGGTGTTTCTAGACAGGAAGCAAAAGCACACACGTTTAAGCCATTATATGGAGGTACATATGGAACAGAAAAAGAAGTTGAGTACTACGACCTTTTCAAGGCCAGATATTCAGCTGTTGCTAGATGGCATGTCTCTTTACAAAACGAAGCGATTAAGACGAAAAAGATTACCCTCCCCTCTGGTAGGATTTATCATTTTCCTCATGTTCGTAGGAACTTTCATGGGGGTTCTACTCACGCTACCGCCATAAAAAACTATCCTGTACAGGGATTTGCTACTGCAGATCTGCTCCCACTTGCTCTTATAAATTTAAGACAAATTTTATTTGACAAGGGTATGCAGTCTGTGGTATGCAATACAGTACATGATTCAATTGTCCTTGACGTGTTTCCTGAAGAGGAGAAAGAGGTGATTGAAATTTTAGCTGAGTCCATGTTAAGTATAAGATCGGAGGCTAAGAAAAGATACAATATTGATTATGACATGCCTATCGGTATTGAATTGAAAATTGGCAAAGATTGGCTTAACATGGAGGAGGTTTTAACACTCTAAAACAGAGGAGAAAAGTATGATGTCTAATGACGTTGTAACGAAAGAAGCAAGTGTGGTACCCTCACTGAAAAATATGTCAGTGGAAGAGATTGCTGCACTTACTGGGCAAGAAGTAGGTGGTTCTGAAAGTAATCAAGGTTTACCTCGTCTTGCTATTAACCACAGTGAAGAGGACAGCGAGGGCCGAACTATTTCTCGTGGTAAGTTTGCTTTAAAACTACCAAGCCTTGTTACTGCCTATGCTAAGGAAGCACACGTTAGAATCTTCTATCGTCTGTACACCTACAGCAGATGGGATGCAGATCAAAATACTTTCGGTTGTCAAACAATACAAGCACCAACTTTAAGTGCTGACTTTTATGACACTGAGGGTAACATGCGTTGTGGTAGACTAACTAAAGATCAAGCAGATGCTTTACCAAAAGACAGTCCAGAGATGGCATTACATAAGAGTGTGAAATGTAATCAAGTTCTGTATAATACAGTACAGCTCGTTGATCCTGTAGATGCTGAAGGAAACAAAGTGGACATGCCAGAAGAGATACCTTCTGTATGGTATGTTCGTGGATCAAGTTTTCTGCCAGTAAGTGATCACATAAAGATGATAGCTAGACAAAAGCAAATCATGTGTACTGTGGTAAACAAAGTAACTACGTTGAGAAAGAAAATGGGAGGTGCATCCTATTACGTTCCTACTATGTCTGTTCTTAAATCAATAGATATAAAAGAAGGTGATCAAGAATTAATGACCAAGTTCTTTGAAACAAAAGAAGCCATTAACAATAAGACAATGGCACAGTGGAGGGAGCAAAAAGAAAAGAACGCCAAATTAGGAGACTTGTCTGACTTTGGTGATACTCTTGAAGCTACAGGATAAGACTTTTGTTTAATCCTATTCTTATGAAAGTGCAGGGATTTCTAGATCGTGCTACAAAAGAAGGCATTGATCTAGACCCTGAGCTTTTAGAAAATTTTAAGAATGACTGTGGGAATGCCCTAGTCAAGCAACTGTCTCGTGGCAGAGGTGAGTACTCTTTACGTATGAGTGGCTTGGGTAGACCCATGTGTCAACAGTGGCATGATAAGAATGGTTCACCAAAAGAGATACAATATAATTCTATTATGCGATTTCTTTTTGGTGATATTATAGAAGCTATTGCTATGGTGGTGTTAAAATCATCAGGAGTTAATGTAGAATCTGAGCAAGAGAAAGTAAAACTAGGTTTAGATGTATGCGAACTTAGTGGTACTTTAGATGTTGTAATAGACGGTAAGGTGTGGGATATAAAATCTGCATCACCTTATGCGTTCTCCAAGAAGTTTGGTGGAGAGTTTGGTGGGTACAATAAAGTAAAAGAAGATGATACCTTTGGTTATCTTATGCAGGGTTACCTGTACAGCAAAGCAAAGGGCATGGATTTTGGTGGGTGGATAGTTGTTGATAAAGCCTCTGGTGAATGGGCAGTGTGTGAAGCACCAGATTATCAAGAGGAAGATGCTGTGGAGCAGTTGGATAGAGCAAAATCTAATGCAAAAACAATGTTACAGGACAAGCCATTAAAGAAAGAATTTAAAGACAAAGAAGAAACTTTTCGTGTACAGTATGGAAAAAGAAAAGGTGAGATAATTGCTACAGGAAACAGAGTTATGCACACTGTATGTAGCTACTGTGATTACAAGATGCAATGCTGGCCTACCGCAGAGCTATACAAGAAAGTAGGAACACAAGCAACACAGCGACCATTAGTTTGGTATACAAAATTAAAGAAGAGAGAAATAGAGGTATGATTTATTTATCTACAGAAGTAACCATAGGAGATAGTTACATTAATGAGAATGTATACTTCGGTTACCAAGAGTGTGATAAAACATTTGGTGGCGATAGTATTGTAAAAGAACTACGCAACAGGCCCAATGGCATACCAATCCGAATGACTAAGACGTTTGACCTAGATGAACCTTGGGGTGATGATAGGTTTGATGAACATAAGGAGAAAATAGACCATGACCTAGATATATTAGCTACACAAGCAAAAGTGAGAAATAGCCTAGTAGTATTACACTGGACAGGCATAGAAGAACAGCGAAGCATTTTAAGAGAAAGTGCACCTAAAACTTTTAAATATTTTAACGATAAGTTTGAGGATATAATACATAAAAACATGCCGAGGGTATAATGGTACTAAGACATCATGGCTACCGATCAGACTTTGAGTTGTCTATCGCTGTAGCCTTAAATAGAAACAATGTAAAATTTGAATATGAATCGGAGAAAATAGATTATGTTAGGCATTCTACTTATAATCCTGA